GAAGTCAGTATGTCCTTGATAAGTAGCACTGTACACAGCAGCCCGTGCGAAAGCTTCTTGAGCATGTGTTTCATCTTCCCAAAAGTATCTGTCTTTTAAAGTTTCTAAAGAAAACTCATTGAGTAATTCTTCTTTGTCATAATCTATTTCGATGCCTAGATAGTTCATCTTCCCAGTTTTCAATGTCATCAATATCTTCCTTTTCTCTAAGCTGGTCTTTTCTGTACCCCTTGGTTCGCGCTTTATTCTTAGATTGTTTTCGCTTGTTGAACCTTTCCCTACGTTCTTCTTTCCTATCCCAAGACATCCTGATTCTCCATCAAGAACTTGAGCAATCGCTCCTCGTACCAACGAGCTTTGCGTAGATCTTCTATGGGCTTCTTCTTGTATCTGAATCTCCAGCGGTACTTCAAAGAGTTACCTCGTAGATAACCTACAAACTCATCAGGAGTAAGCATCGCCTCTATTGCATCAATGCACTCAATATCGCCGTTGTTATAATGCTCTGGGTTGTTAACCATATCGTTACCTCCGAATAAAGGATGGTCATTAGGGCCTTCCCATTCTTCTGCTTTATTCCACGCATCAGCTATAACAGTGTTAAGTTTAACCTTGTCCCATTCTTCTGGTGTTGCGTCATCAATACTCATTGCATCTCCAAGTTTATCTTATCAGTACGTTTCTTAAATTCTTCAGTGTCTCTAGCAGAAGCATCAATCCACTCATCTGGGATAGTGTCTTCGCTGAACCACCTGAAACCATTAGCATTTGCCCATTCTGCATGAGATCTTTTAGTCCCATCTTTACGCCGCTTAGCGCCAGGCATAGGTGCTGAAGGATTAGCAAACAAGAACACAAGTTCAGTATTTTTAGGTAAGTTCTTTTTTACCCATACGTATTTATTGTACTCGGCAAAGTCCCAGAACCGCCCTTTAGATTCAAGTAGTATTTTCTTACGCCCTATCTTTCTAACGAAGTCTGGCTCATACTTGTGTTCGACTACATACTTAATGTTGTCAACGTGATGATCCCAATCTTTTAGTATAGATTCGTGCAGTACAGCTTCCCATATAGAGTCGTACTTATGGTTGTCTGCCGTAACTACTTTCTTAGGTCTAGGCACTCTAGGTTTTCTGCGCCCACTGACCACACGTTTCTTTGTACTAATCTTCAACACTCCCTTTCTTTTTGGCTAGATCTTCTAGATCTTTCATCGTTATATCTTCAACACTACTGCCAAGACTTACAAGTTTCTTGATGCTTTTTCTAGTCCACTTAGGGCTATAGAAGCTTAACCTCAAACAGCCATTAGCATAAAAGTAGTTAACGTCTGGCAGGAAAGAGTACATATTCTTCAATGATACTTTTTCGTAGTCTTTATCAGATATGAGTGTCTTTAACCACTCTAGTAGAAGGAAGTCTGCATGTCTGTTTATTCTTTTTATGGTCTTTCTGTTCATGTAATCTCCAATACTCTGGGTTCAGATACTACTTTAGTAAAGTACTTATAACCGTTTGAGTATTTAAAGACTCTTAGACCAGAGCCATCATTAGAATCAGACCAGCATTGTTCTTTATGGGGGCAGTATCCGCAGGTTCTAGGTAATACTTCATTACCTTTTTTACCTTCAGGTATAGGAGTATAGCAATGGCTTGGAGGTTTGTCAAGTGTCAAAGCCTCTTTTAGCTCTTTTATTTTCTTTTTTACATTAGGTTTAGATAATGTCCCAGGTCTGAACAGAGCTAATTCACCTGACTCCTTGTTGATGGCTAAGAAACCACCTTCACTTGTACCTTCTGCTGCCTCGTAACCTGCAAGCTGCGCCATATATCCAAAGCTATCGTCGTTTATCAGCGTACCTTCAGAGAACTTCTTGAAGGCAAAGTTAGATGCAGTCTTAACATCAATAACTTCACCGTCTATCTTGCAGTCCATGTGGCCTTTGATGTCATCAACTACTACTTCTTTCTGCTCATCGGTTACAGTATGACCTGATAGCCTCACCAGCATAAGCAGTACTTCTTCTAAGATATGACCGTACAAGAACTTAATCTGTGTGGCTGCTTTAGGTTTGTATCTATCGTCTACTTCTCTAGAGTCATACCATAACTGCCTCGCAGGACGCCCTATACTGCTCATACGCAGCCCTTTAGTCTGCTTGTGTGGCTGAGTCCAGCTTCTAAGAACGTCCTTCATACGCTCTCCAAAGTCCTCTACAGCTTCATCAGGTAACTCTTTACCATCAGTAGCTTCGATGACAGCAGAGTACATATCGTCTACTAAGCTGTCTAAGTTTTTAGAAGAGTTCAAGTTGTTTCCCCTCAAATAAAGAATCTAGTTTAACAATAGCGAGACTAGCATCACAAACAAACCACTCACCTCTACGTGCGTAATGCTTCTCAAGTAGGGCATGTGCCTGTACTTCAGCCTCTCTTCTGTTCTCAGCGTTGTATGCTTTTACTAACTCGTAGTCCCTGTAAGGTGATGATGTTTGGTACTGCTTTAGTCTATCCTGTGCGTCTACAGCCATGCCTACTTTACACCAGCTAGGGAAGGCAGGGTTTCGTATAATGTATACCTGACCTTCTTTTTTCTTCTCGTAGTTATCTAAAGAACTAAAGGCTGCGTCAGTAAATCCTTTGTAGCGTCCTGGCTTATGTAGTGGGTGATCTTTAGATATGTAGTTTCCATCTACCCACATTCTATTTCCGTTGGATCTATCATCGTGTCCTTTATTGCAGCTTTTGCATTGTGTCCTGTTTAAATTTTTCCAGCTTCTTTTCCAGTTTTTTTCTGTCAAGGATACGCCACACATTCTACAGTTTTTATCAATGTGTTTCTGATCAGTTCGTTTCTTAGTCATCTTTATTCTCTTTCTTAATTTTTAAGTACTCAGTAACGAAATGTTCTATACCTCCAGATCTATATGTTGTTAGAGGCTCATCTTCTTTAGAGTAAGGAGTCCATAAGCCTTCTCCAATTACATATTTATATTTTTTACCTATACGGTTGTAAACATATAGTTCATTAGCGTTATCAGCTTGTATAAACTTTATGTCTTGCATAGTTAAAAAAGAACTAACACTATCTAATGTTTCTTCTATCTCAGGGCGCTCAGCATTAAAGAATCTATTTATAAAATCAGCAATACCTTTTGATCGAAAGTGTTTAGAAGGGTAGCCTCCTTTAGTGCATGATGCCCAGCGTCCAGTGGTGTAGTAGTATGCATAAGCTTTACTCTTTTTGTAAATCCATAGCATACTACCTCCTTCTTTAAGTTCGTACTCTATTCCTTTAGAATCTAAGTAATCCATAACATATTCAGCAGTCTGCTGTGTTTTATGTTTAAAGAAAGCAGAACCTTCACCGTCATTACCATCATAAACCCAGTTGTATTCCTCATCAATGTGTTTCTGACCAGTTGTTTCCGACATTGTATTCTCCGTCTAGTGGACAAGTAAGGTAAAGATAATCACCAGCATCTATAATAGCTTCGACACCCATCTTACCTACACGATCAGCGTCTTTCTCAAGAACCTCAAGCTGCCACTCATCATGCACATTACATACAAAGTGAGCGTCTAAGCCTTCCTTCTCAAGCTCATCGTTGAACAGCACCAAGGCTTGCTTCATAACAATAGCACCAGCACCTTGTAGCAAAGTGTTAAGTGCTGAATGTTCTGATCTTACAAAGAGCTTTCGACCATCTAGCCCTTTGAGGTAGCCTCGACCTGCCGCTCTCGCAACTTTGTTTTTGAGATTTGTAAATGCTGGAAGATTATCAAAGAAAGATTTTCTAAGTCCCTGGCCCACTGCTCTGCCTCCTCCAGCCACACTTCCAAGCTTTTCATCTCCTGCTCCGTATAGGAGTGCATAAATGAATGTCTTCGCCTGATTTCTTGATTCAAGTCCCGCAAGTTTTTGATTAGCGGTGTGTACGTCTCCGTTAATGATTTCATTAGTATAGTCCTCGTCTTCCATATAGTGAGCGAGCATCCTAAGTTCCAAGCCACTAGCATCTATACCTACCAGTTTGTATCCTTTGGGTACAGTCCAGCAAGCACGACAGTCCTTTCCATATGGTGAATTAGAACTCGGTACTTGAGCCATATTAGGTTCACGATGAGTCATGCGCCCCGTTATAGTACCGTTAGGTATTACAAAGCCATGCACCCTACCATCTTCTCTAACAGATTCTATCCAAGACTTTATCTGTGCCTCACGTTTCTGATACATCAGGTAGTCTTTGATTAGTTCTGCTTCAGGTATACCTTCAATAGAAGAAAGAGTTTTCTCGTTAACCACTGGTCTACCATTGACAGTAAACTCTGTAGGCTTCCATCCAAACTCTACTAAGTATTCTCCAACCTGTTTCCTAGATCCTATGTTGAAGTCTACAGTTGTAGTTCTAGTGGTAGAGAACACAGCAGGTTGCGAAAGGGTTGCGTACTCTTCAGCCGTAAGCCTAACGCCTTTACCTGAAGGTGTATCCCAGCTACCTGTCTTGGCAACTGCACCACCAGCATTTTCTCTGCGATATATCAGACGCTCATCTATCTTAGGTTTGAACACCTTGCATACTTCAGCCTCTGTCTCTGCCATCTTCTCGCGCATAAGAGCCAGTAGCATCGTTGCCTTGTACTCGTCAAAGTAAAAGCCCCGTTGCTCTTGCTTCTTGAGTATAGTGGCTACCTCTTCTTCAAGCGCCATAGACATAGGACTAAAGCCCACGCCTTCTTTCTGTAATGCTTTGTATACTTTCACGTTCACTGCTACGTCACGCTTACAGTACTCAAGCATGTCCTCTGTATACTCATCGAACTGTTCAAACTCAATCTTAGCCAGACCTAGTTTAGCTCCCCATACTGCAAGGCTATGACCACCTTCACGCACAGGATTAAACAGTCTAGAATAAACAAGAGTGTCTACTATTTTTTGATAACCTAGTTTGAAAGATGTAAGTTTCTCAAGCACTGGTATGTCAAAGCCTATGATGTTGTGTCCCGAAAGCTGCGAAGCATTATTCAAAAGCTTAACACCTTCCTCAATATCATCAGGGCCATACGACCACACCTGACCTGTATCCACCTCTTGTGCTACTAGGCACCATATCTTAGTGGCATCTAAGCCATCAGTTTCTATGTCAAATAATAACTTCATTCAAAAGCCAACCCTGGTTCTTCTTCAAAAGTTATGTCAGTGTCATCGACTTCCCTAAGCCTACCAGTATCCTTGTCATACTGAAGGTAGGTAGCGATACCGACATCGCCTGTGTATCTAGACTTCAAGATGCGGACACGGGTAGTAGAGGCCACCACTGGATCATCAGCCTGTTGATTACGCTCAAGAGTTATAACGCAATCGGATAGCTGTGCAATGGACTGACTGCCTCTAAGATGGCTCAGATCCGTTTCTGCGCCCTTTTCATGTCCCTTGTTACCATCTATACGTCTTAGGTGTGACACCAGTATAAGACCTGCTCCTGTCTCTTCAGCGAGGCTTCGCAGTCTAGTCATAATGGAGTCAATGGAGCGCCGTTCATCGCCTTCAAGCGTAGCAGATACCATCATGTGTAGGTGATCAATCACTACCCACTTACACTCACAGCCCACGATCATGTACCGTAGCTTTGAAAAGATACCGTCAATGTCATTGGAGCCAAAGTGTGCGTGTATCCAAACCCTATCCTGATTGTCATTGTCCACAAAGAGATCATCAAAAAGAATGTCTAGCTCTTCTCTTGAATGTTCTTCGCGTATCCGATCAATGTGCAACTTAGCATTAGCTTCGATAGACAGAATGCCATCAACAGTCCTAGTCCAATCTTCCTCAAGAGCTACGATGCCTATGTTGTCATCAGTGTTTTTAATTAGCCAGTGTTCTAGTTCGCGTGTAACACTAGACTTACCTAAGCCTGTGCCACCTGCAAGTAGTACTAGCTCACCCTGACGTAAGCCTTCTAGCTTCTTGTTCAAGCCTTCCCAAGGGTATGGAATGGACTTCTTCTTAACCCTGTTGTGGAACTTATCTTTGTTCTGGCTAACATTCATAACGCCGCTAGGTGTGTACGTCTTAGCGTTCCACCAAGCATTCACATAGGCACCATGCTGATTATGCCGCAGCATATCATTGGCATCTTTGTGACCATCAGGCATGACCATGATCTTAGCCTTGTTAGGCTTGAGCAGTCTGGCTACTTTCTTCGCAGCCTCCTGTCCAGGTTTGTCAGAGTCAAAGCAGATGATGATGTTGTCGAATCTTTCAAGGAACTCTATCTGATTCTTTACATCTTTCTCTGCGCCTTGTGCGCCGTTCTTGATTGAGACAACAGGCCACTTAGATCCTAGCAACTCGTATGCTGCCATAGCATCGCACTCACCTTCAGTAAGCGTAATGTACTTGCCGCCTTTATCACCAACAGTCTGCTGTCCGAACAGCCCACAGTCAGAGATAGGGCCAGCGGCAGTAAAGCCCTTACCGTCTACGATGCGTGTCTTGTATGCGACTTCCTCAGAGCCGTTGTAGTATGGGTAGAAGTGCCGTGTTATATCACCGTTGCCGTTATGCATAGACCTAACACCATACTTCTTAGCTGTTGCTAGGCTGATTCCACGATCCTTCAGTGCATAGAAATCTCCTTCTCTAATTGTTGCACTATCTTTAACAAGCCTTGGAGTAGTTTCCATAGCTTCTCCTGTAAAGTTTCTTATGTACGTACCACACGAGAAACACTTGGCACTACCGTCTTCGTTGATAGCTAAGCATCCTCTGTGATTACAAGCTGGGCAGTCTTTGTGTGTTTCTACAAAAGACATTGAACCTCCTAAAAATAAGGGGCCTTTACAGCCCCTTTAGTTTAGATTTCATGTGAGTCTGATTCGACAGGTTCTTCAGCCGCCTCCTCTTCGACTAGCATATCATCGGTTAGCTGTTGAAGCACTGCTTCATTGAAACCTTTAGCAGCCATTTCTAGTTTAGCTAAGGTCTTCCTAGCTTGCTGTATTTCCTTATCTGTCTCTATGATTAAGACAAAAGCACTCTTACCCTCATCTGTAAACCTATCTACAGCGTAGGTTCCAGACTCAGAAGTGTAAGTCCATCCTTGTTGATCACTCATTGTGCCTCCTTTAAAATGCTAGTGTAGTTTCGCCGCCAGAAGCGCCGTACTCTTCAAGCTCTAAGATCTGCACAGCCTCCAAGATAGCACGTTTGTACTGCTTGTTAGGGCCATACGTAGCTGCTCGCCATTGAACAGCAACCTTAGAGCCGTTACCAATCTGCACATCTACCTCGTTCTTATCGGTATCAACGAGCTTAGGCACAGGATTAGGTTCACCCTTACCATTGATCTCCCATTGGTAGAAGTGAATCACTGGATCTTCAGTGTACTTGGCACGACCAGCTTCCTTCAAGCCCACGTTAAATCCAGCATCCTTGAACTTTTGGAATAGTTCATCAGACACAGCAAGGTTAATCTCATACCCGTTAGCTGTCTGCTGATAGTTAGGCACTGGAACCTTAACATGTGGGTAGTATGCAAGTCCTTCAAGAACCTGGGGTATACCATCAATCATTCGCATATAGCGTTCTCCTCATAGCTTTCAATGAATGGAAAGTAGACATCGTGCAGAACATCAATGTCGATACCTTCCCCTACTTCCAAGACTTTCGCCTCGTCACCGTGGACACCAAATATAGCACACTTGCTTTGATATAACAAGCCCATATAACTTGATGTCTTAAACTTATCATACTGCTCGTTTGTCATGGGTAACAATGTATTCATTACCAAGTCCCCAATTCATCAACGAACTCACTAAACAACTCGCCAATAATATCTTCATTGATCCTCCAACAATCGACCTCTGAACATCTATCAACAACAAAATTAAAAAACCTATCTTTAATTCTTTTGCTAGGCTGTTTAGTAGCTAAGCTAAGTGTCCATATCCTAGCCCAATGATCATCTAGATCAGAATAAAATTCTGCTCTTGTATCTACTGCACTCATTTATTTCTCCTTAAAAACTGTAAAAGATTTTAGCATAAGTCATCATAAAAGTCAAGCACAGATTCACGATCAGGATTAATTAGTTCTGATAGTGTGCTTTCAATAAGCTCTGCGCGTTCGAGTTCTTCCATGTCATTCTGCTCACCGCTGTAGTAATAATACTCATTGTTACTTTCTCTACCCAAGACGCACCTCCACTGGCATTCTCTTATCTAATACAGATACCTTACCACAGATATCTTTGATGCTTACAGGGAACTTACCCTTAGACACATAGTAGGAACGTCTACCTATGTGAAATCCCGTAAAAGAACGTCCACTGCTGACACCATACCGTCGCTTCTGTACTCGCTTTCTATAGATCATCTTAGTCCTCGTTTAACATTAGTCCAGTTTTAATAAAGCTCTGTTGGTCAGGCGTTAATGCTGGAGGCACTATACCTTTCCCTGTTCTCAGATACGTAAGATACATATCATATTCCTTCCTGTCAATAGGTACACTCAGTACCCTGTCTGCACCTGTACGTGGGTGCCTGGCATTAACAATCACTTCGCCTCCTCATAAGCTAGTTGTAAATAGTTTTCAATGAAAGTAATCACAAACTCTTCGCCGTGTTTAAGACATAGCAGCAGAGCTTCCTCGCGTACTAAGTTTGTTACGGGCTGGTCTAGCGTATAGACCTGTGAGTATTTAAGTATGTGGTTACTAACATCTATGACGTTCTGCATTAGACCATTCCTTTTTGATTCATCAATCTTTTAGTTGCACACTTACCGCATAAGGCTTTTACCCAAACATGTACCATCTCTAATGGATGCCCAAGCTTTTTACAGTCTGCACATCTTACCATATCTTTATTCATACCTTCTCCACCTTATCAACCTGAAAGAACTCACACTTGTCCAAGAACAACTCCATAACCTTAGCCTTAATTAGAGCATCGGTAACTAAGTCGTTTGCATCCTTTGGATTTAGCGCAGTAACAGTGAAGCACACATCAACAAAGTATTCTTCTGGCTCTTCATCGGGAAGATTCCAAGGCGCTCTAGGATTAGTTAGGTCTTCATCGGCACGATCAATCATCTTACTCACTTGCAATTTCCAAACTAAAATCCTCGTTGTGATACAAGGTAATCTCTACTTCCTGTTTAAAGCCCTTCATAGCACGTA